GCTGCAAAACAATTTGTTTTCCACCGCCCTTATATCACAATTTCTTTTAGATCTTAACCCCTCCCCCTTCGCAATGGCTTTCTCCAACGTGAGAGACTACCTCGCTGAAAAACAATCGCGCATTCAATTCGAATGGCAACAGTTTCAACAACAACATGCACCGGAACCCCCACCACCCTTTACAGACGCCGACATCCGCCGACATTTTAAAGACCTTCGTGACCCTATAACTGAAGAACAACGACACCAGTCACTCTACAGCTCGTTCCAACAAACACTTGCAACTATGAAACTTGCCTATACAGACAAGAATGAACCTTTTGAATTTTCATCAAAACAGGACTTTACTGGCTACCCAGACAACCGCTCCCCCGCTCCCGGTATTCAAGGCATCCCAAAACGATTCCACATTACCAACCCTGTCACAGCCTCACTCACTGTCCCTGAATCTGGATTTCATATCCATCCTCTCATCCTGTACTTAATACACAACAAGTATCCTTTATACCTAAAGTATGCTCATAAGTACGTACGACCTCTCGGTACTACCGACGCCACCTTCACTGATTTTAATCGTGAACAGAAACCATCTACCCCCATTGACCCCGACCGCAAGGAAAGAATTATGCCACACATATTTAAACGATTGAATGCTACCCCCTACCTTCCAATCCATTTTGTTGACACTCAATTCTCCAAACTTCCTCTTTCATCTGGAACTGGCTACTATCAACGCTATTCCTACAAGCTCAATGCCCACGCGAAATACTCACACCCTGAAGAATACGCAGACAAACCCACTTCTAAAGGCTTTTACTATAACGCTTTTTATGAATATGCCCGCACACTCATTCACAGAATTAAAGAATCCGGACTTCCGTTCGAATTCACTATTGATGATGATGAAACTGATGACCATCAGTTCACCCGCCTCTTACACTATCTGAACAATTTCATTGATGATCATGCAACAATGCTTTTCACCCGAAATCACGTTTCTGACAGAGATGGCAATCTCAAACAACGACCTGTTTATGCAGTTGACGACCTTTTCCTGCTTCTTGAGAACATGCTCACATTCCCCTTGCTTATGCAAGCTCGACTTCCAAATTCCTGCATTATGTATGGACTTGAAACGATCCGTGGCGCAATGACTCTCATTGACCGACTAGCCCTTGGCTACTCCTCCTTCTTTACTATTGATTGGTCCCAGTATGATCAACGCGTACCTCGCACCATCACTGACCTCTATTATACCGACTTTCTCGAACAGTTAATCGTTATTTCACATGGATACCAACCAACATATGAGTACCCCACCTACCCTGACTTATCCGAAGAAGACATGTTTAAACGCATGAACAATCTTCTTTCCTTCCTTCACCTCTGGTACAACAACATGACATTTGTTACTGCCGATGGCTTTGCCTATCGACGCACATCTGCCGGTGTACCTTCTGGCCTATACAATACTCAATACCTTGATTCATTTTGTAATCTTTACTTAATAATCGATGGCTTCATTGAATATGGCTTCACAGACGAAGAGATCGACGCAATTCTCCTCTTTATTATGGGAGATGACAACTCTGGAATGACCCCTCTTCCTTTAGAAGAGCTTTCTAAATTCATCAATTTCTTTGAAATTTATGCTTTTACCAAATACAACATGGTCCTTTCAAAATCAAAATCTGTCATCACCGCCCTTAGAGATAGAATAGAAATGCTTGGTTACAAATGTAACTTCGGCACGCCTACCCGTCCAATCGGAAAACTCATCGCACAACTTATCTACCCAGAACGTGGACCTAGACCTCAATTTATGTCTTACCGCGCAATTGGAACTGCTCTAGCACTTGCTGGATCGGACTATGAAGCACACTGCTTCTGTAAAGATGTATACTACACCTTTCTTCCGTATCAAGTCCCAATCACTGATAAGAACTTTCACCAACTCCAGGCTTACCTGCCAGGATACCTGAAAGCTTTCGACGACTATGACGAATTTATAAAATTCGACAAGTTTCCATCAATTTTTGATGTCCGCTATATCTATAGCTGGTATCACGGCCCTTTAACCTACGCGCCAAAATGGAACTTTGCTCATTATATAAACTCTCCCAACGTAGTCCCCCCTTCCGCCAAAACGATGGCCCAATACCGTGAAGAACATTCCCTTCCTCGTATTTCCCCTCCGTCCCTCCCTATTGGCTGAACTTTTGCCAAGAGACTTCATTTATTTGACACTCTTATGCTTTTCTTATAAAATTAAAATAAAAAAAAATAAAAACCTAAATAAACC